TGCGCGACCAGCTCGGCCCGGTCGGGGTTGTCGAGCACCGACTTCAGCCGCGACGCGAGGTCGCCGACGGACAGGTACGGCGGCAGCGGCTCGGTGCCCGGCAGCCTGCGGATCTCGTCGCTGCGGAGCGTCTCCTCCAGCACCGCCGACAGCTCCTCAAGCCTGCTGTCCGCGATCGACTTGATGCGGATGCCCGCCTCGCCGAGCAGCTGCCGCAGCCCCGGCCCGGCGATCTGCTCGGCCGCCGCGTAGTCGCCCGGCTTCCAGTTGCCCCAGTCGACGTCAGCGAGGCCCTCAGAGGCTGCGAGGGCGCTGCGGTTGCCGAGCACCCATGCTTCGGTCCACAACCGCGCCAGGACCGGTGCCAGGGCCCGCTGGATGACGGTAGCGGCGCGGGACAGGAACGCGCGCAGCTCCGGCAGCGCCTTCGCCGCCTCCGGGACCGCCGACGGGTGCAGGGCAACCCACGCCTCCGCCAGCCGCCCGGTGTCAACCGAGCCGACTGTCGCCTCGCGGACCTGCGCCGCGTAGATCCTCACCAGCTCAACGTCCCGCTGCCAGCCGGGCCAGTCCCGGCGAGCGCTTTTCCCGGGCCGTCCTTGGCCACCATGAACGGGTACGGGCCGCCGGCGAACGCGATGCGGATGTCCCCGGCGAGCTCTGGCGCGTCGGCGGGCGTGAGCGCCTTGCACATGAACGGGCGCGACGGGCGCGGGTGCTTTGCCAGCCACTTGCTCAGCGCGGCTTTCTCCGCCGCCTTGGACCTGGCGTCGCCCTGCTCTTCCTCGCCGTCCTGGCCCTGCTCGCCGTCCCCTGCCTCCGGCGGCACTGTCGACGGCGGGGCCTGCGCCGGGCCGATCATCTCGCCGGGCACCGCCTGCTGGCTCGCGTTCGCGACGAACACCATGCCGCGCGCCGTCATCAGCATCGGCATGTCGGCCTCGGGGAAATCGTAGGCGGGCTCGCCGCGGTTAGCCCGGTCCTCGTTCAGCGTCATCCGCGCCCACTGCACCCGCTGCAAGGCCACGGCGTCGGCCGCGGCCTCATCCTCCGACTCCAGGCCGAGCACCTCAACGCGCAGCGCTGACGGCATGCCGAGCTCGCGGACCGCCAGCTTCGTGGCGTACCCGCCGAGCCACTTCGCGTCCGGCATCCGCGTCTGGCGGTTGAGGATGTCCTCCTCGCCCTCGTGGAACGACGCGCCGAGCGCCCCGGCCTCGGTGAAGCCGACCTCGCTGGCCGGCAGGCCGAAGTCGCCCGCGATCAGCTTGATGAGGAACATGTCGTAGTCGGGCTTGTACCGCTCGGCGATCTCCTCGCCCTGGATCAGCTTCAGCCCCGGCGGCAGCATCGGCCACTTGTGCCGGGCGGCGGTGTTCCCCGCCAGGTGGTCCTCCAGGACCCGCGCCCAGTCCTCCCACTGCCGCGGTGTCCAGTCCGACGTCTCCGGCACCTCGAGCAGCCCCGTCGGGGCCATGCCCTCCGTGTACTCGGCCATCATCCAGCCCATCCGCCGCAGCCACAGCATCCCGTCGAACAAGGCGATCTCAGTCGGCGACATGCCGTACGGGGACTCGCTGCGGTAGACCGACCGCTCGTAGTACAGGGTGTCGGCGGGGAAGCCGGGGACCTTCGGCCGGCCGGTCGCCGGGTCAACCTCACCGGGGTCCACGGTCGCGGTGAACTCCCCGCGCGGGAACCCGTACAGGACCTGCTGGTAGGCCGGGTACGGGGGCAGCGGACGGCCGCCGTACTCGTCCAGCAGCGGCTTGACGGTCTTGCCGTCGATGACCTCCAGGGCGAACAGGTCACCGCCGAACGTCCTGCGCGGGTAGACCACGCTGGCGTCGAACTTGAGGCGGTTCTCCATCAGCAGCGACGACCACGCCGACCAGTCAAGGTCGTTCTTCCGGTCCGGGACGGCCAGCCAGTCGGTGACCCGGCTGATCTCCGAGGTGTACCGCTGGCGGAGCTTGGACTCGACGTCCTTGGCGGCCTCGCCGCTGGCCTGCGCCTCCCGGGCGACGGCGCGGGGGTCGACGGTGACGGTGAAGTCGTTCTGACAGATGCTCTTGCGCCGCTCGATGCACTTCCTGAACAGGGGCGTGTCCGCGGCGCGCTGCAGGACGTGCCACGGGACATGATGCTGGTCACTGATCTGCAGGTTCCAGCTGACCGGGTACTCCCACAGGCGCGGCTCAGCGCGGCCCGTGTCAGTGCGCGGGACGTTGATGGGGGCGGGGGGCAGGCGTCGGCCGGGGCCGAACGGGGCGATGTCCCAGTACGGGGAGTCAGGCAGCGCCACGGCCTTGGACCGGCCCGACGTGAGCTGCTGCTGGGCGGCCATCATCGCGGCGACCTGCTCGGTGCTGAACGTGACGCCGCCGGGTGCCTGGCGGTAGGCGGGGGCGGCCTTGGAGACGGCACGGCCCCGGTTGCGGCGCGCGGACCGCGATGCCACCTAGTCCTCGTCGGGGTTGAAGCAGCCCCAGCACACCGGCCCGCGCCGGCCGTGGGTGAACGACTCGGTGACGCCCATGTCCGGCAGGGGCTCAGCGGCGGCCTTCGCGTTCCGCTCTGCGACCTTCACCTTCGCCGCGCAGACGATGCAGCCGGGCCGGGCCGGGCGCAGCCGGTTGAGCATGGGCGCCAGGTGCAGGGCCACCGCCTCGCCGATCACCTCGGCCAGGGTCCGCTCCGCGACCTCAGGTGACGGCGGGACGTCCTGGCCGGTGGCGGAGAACGCGGCGGGGATGGTGCCGTGGGGACGCGGCTTGGTCACGGGCGCTCCGGGGCTAAGCAGGGGTGATGCTCAACAGTATGTAGCATCACTTCCGCTTACTGCCACTACCCTAGTTTCCCAGCTTGCAGCGCGTCCCAGTACGCCCCTGTAGCGTCCCGGGGCACGTAGTAGGCCAGCAGCAGGCTGTCGGCGTCGTCGGGGCTCTTGCCGCCGGTCCGCGCCCGGATGTCGTCCTTCGGCTCAACCTGCACCCGTCCGGCCGGGTCGGGCTTCCACCGTGGCAGCGCCAGCTCACCGCACACCGTGTCCGCCTGCTCAGCGCCGGAGAGATCCCATGCCTGCTGCTGGGAAAGCTCCCGGCCCATCCACCACAGCTGGCTGCGGAGGTTCTTGAACCGCTTCGGGTCCGACGCCGCCTCGCTCACCTTGACCGCGTGGACCTTGCAGTCGTGCGACACGTCGCCGCGGCGGATCCGCTGCCGCACGTCCCCGGCCAGGCCCCAGCCGACGCCGATCGCGTCGACCTTCACCGACGTCGCCCCGGATTCGAGGATCGCCCGCATGACCAGCTCGGCCGCCTGCTCAGGCTCCGGCGTCCTGCCCGCCCACCTCCGCCCGGCGCGCATCCCGCGGCGCTCACGGACCACGGTGAGGTCCCCGCCGCCGCCGACGTCGATGCCGAGCTCCACCGGCACCAGCTCGCTTGCGGCCCGCGGTTCCGGGATGCGGCAGGCGAGCAGCGCGGCCAGGGGGATGACCTGCTGCGGGTGATCGGACGGGAACTCCGCCAGCACCTTGCTGATGTAGAACGGGCTGTCCGCGCCCCACTCGTCAAGTCGCTCGGCCGCCCACGCCCTGGTGACCAGCGCGGCGGACACCTCGGCCGGCACCTGCTCGCCGGTGAAGTTCGGCGAGTCGCCCACGGCTACCTTGAGCTGAGACCAGCCGGGATGCCCTGGCTTGCAGACCTGCGCGAACTCGCTGCCGGGGTTGTCGGGGTTGCCGATCACCAGGATGCGGGAGTTGTCGGAGGTGGTGATGGTCTCGGCTGCGGTGAACAGCCACTTGGGGACGCCGCCGCCCTCGTCGATGATGACCAGGACGCCGCCGCTGCGGTGGATGCCCTGGAACGTGGACGGGTCGAAGTCCGAGCCTGCCGCGGCGTCGGGGGGCTTGCGGCCGAAGCCGACGAGGCGCCTGCCGATCTGCCAGGTGTCGTTCAGCCCGGTGTGGCCGGGGAGCCTGAGGCGGGCGTGCAGGCCGCGGATCTCTTCCCAGAGGATCGCGTGGACCT